TTATTTATTGGCAACTGGTTTTCCTATGATTGTTGTCCATTGTTTTTTGGCTGTGTCCGGTGTCAGTTTCACGATGTCGTACTGCTTTTCTTGCCATTCAATGCGCCATGAGTTAAGGATGGTTTCTGGTTGATCATACCGAACAACAAAGGTCACCGTATCTTCGAGCTTCGTCCCAACAGACGCCTTCACTTCGCTTAAATATTGGCTTAACACAAGTGCCCATGTCGTGAAGTGTTCTTTCCTGACGTTGTTCACAGGAACCCCATTTACATTACCCATCGTGTAGCTCACTAAAGTAATGGGTTCATTCAGTTGGCTGATGCTAGTTACCAGTGGCATAGTCAACACCTCGCAATTGCTGAATCATGCTCACAACGCTATCTGGTACATACGTTGCCCCATCGACACCACGGTTAATATACCAGTGTTGTGCTAACAACGAGACAGCAAAGTCAAAACGAGGATCATCTCCAAAGTTTTCATCCGTAAGGGTCTGGTCAACCGCGCTAATCACGAACTGCTTTGCCGTCAACAAGTAGGCTGACAACATAGCATCATCTTCGCTGTGACTAATGCGCAGTGCTTTCTTTAGATCTTCTGTGGTAACACTCATATGCTCATCTCCTATATAAAAATGGGGCGTACCCAAAGGCACACCCCACTAAATTATGCTCTTAGGCCTTTACCGGTGTGATGTCAACAATTCGAGCAGCATCTGGATCAACCACTTCATAGTCGTTGCGGATCACGACGGCCAGGCCTTGGCTATAACTGTCGAACCGTTCCCACTGGGTGTTGACTTCGTTCTTTTGGGCTAAGAAAATTGCTTGAGCAAAGTCCCCAACGATCACGCGGTAGGTGCCAGCCTTATCAGTCGGCAATACTTTGTTAGCAATCACGATCACCGGTGCCCCAAACAGTTGCTTGCCTGATGGTGCCGTGATGGACGGTTGTAACAAGTAACGGCCTTCGCTGTCTTTCAGGGTATCAAGGTAGTTGAAAGCGTCCTGATTGACGATAACAGACAAGGACAGTGCTGGATCTAACTCAATATTGAACGTTTGCTTGAGGTCATCGAGACCAGTGCCAGTGATGTGCTTGAAGTTATCGTTGGTGCCCGTCTTGCCAGTCAGAACGCTGATAATGTTGCTATTGTCCGTGTTTTGTACCAGCTTCTTTAGTTGATTCTTAACCTCAGCAACAATATCGACTTCACTGTCTTCTACCAGTTCATTAGACAGATAAATCTTGCCAGCACGGGTAGCAACTTTGTAGTCAACACCTTTAAACATATTGGCGTCAACATCGGCCACGTCTGCAAGTTCTGCCTTGGTGGCTAAAACGCCATTGTTGGTAAGGGCGATCGGATAGGTGCCTACAGGGGTACCTACTTGCTTCACAGTGACGTATTTAGCCAGGTCATAATCTGATTGCTTTAAGTCCCAAACATCATTGATGACTTCTTTAGGAACGACTGCACCAGCAGTGGTTGTCGTTAAGCCATCGCGTTGCTCACCCATGCTACGAATATAGTCTTCGTAAGCGCGGGACTCGGTATGTTCTTCTTTATCAATAATAGTTTTTTCGGTCATGTGATTGACTCCCTTTCGTTTTTCGGTTGGTGGTAGTTGCTGTTCTGGGTCTTCTACATGGTCTTTTAGCCACTCAGTGTAGCTGCGTTTGTCCACTTGGACGTTGGTATCGTCATACGCTGGAATAGCCACCAGTGAGACGTCGAACAGACTCTTCACTTGCTTGATGGTACGAATGACTTGTCCGCTGTCGTCTTTAGTGAACGTGTCACCGTCTGGCGCAGCGTTGAAAGTAAAACTCATGGCTGATAGATTACCAGCTTGGACGTTGTTATAAGCATCACTGGCTGTGGTCGTATCTGGCAAAGATGCTTCAAACTGCAACCCTTTATCATCCACATTTAAGGTCAAGGTACCAGCCTTAGTACTGGCTAAGACTTGACTAAAATCATGGTTTGAAACCATATAGACGTCTGATAAGTCCACATCATCGAAGGCGTGCGGATCAACAACTTCTTTAAAGCCTCCAAGATCTTTACTCGGACTATTGAAAACTACTGCATAGCCACTTAACTTCTTTGGGCTGGTTTTAGCCTTATCTTGATCGTCGTCTGTTTTAGTCGCATCGGCGGCAGTCAGATCAGCGTCGGGATTCAGGCGCTTTTCTACGTCATCTTGATTCATTTTCTGGATCACTCCTTTGTCTTGTGTTTTGATAGTTTGTCAGGTTATTTAGTGGTGTGTAGTTGAGGCTGGCCATGATGTCATCGCCTCCAGGAATTGGTGGCAGATTTAACTTGGCTCGTGCCTCATTAGTTGTCAGAACACCACCTTGTAACCCTTTAACCGCCAGTTCTTGCATTGTTGCAGGATCTGCACTAAACAGCCTGTCTGTGTTGAAATTGAACCGATTATCGCCTGTTGACAGCTTGGTGTCCATCTCACTCGTGAAGCAAGAAAAATACTGAATCAGCGTGTTCTGCAAGTACATCACGTTAGACTGTACGGCATTGGAGTGCTCGCTTTCGATGCCAAGCCGATCCAGTGGTAACCCAAACGCTTTAGCAATCTGCTTCGTGGTCCAATCACTGGAATTAACCAGATTCAGAACATCAGTGTTGATCTCAAGCTTTTTGTAATCCATATCATTGTCTAGAATGATGGTCTTGAGGGCATTATCACCACTGTTGGCAGCTTCAAATTTATTACGGATGTTTTCTTTGGCCTTGGTGTCTAGCTGGGTCTTGTTGACTTTAAGAATGCCTGTCCCTTGGACACCGGTGTTAAAGAATCCCTTCAGTAACGCATGTCCAGACTTTTGTACCCCAACCTCATCACGGAGGCTATACAGTGGTGATAGTCCTTTGTAACCGTCTTGTGTGAAGCACTTGAAGTGTAAGACCTCACTGGCATTTAAACGCTGTGAACGRCCGCTGTCAGGCGTGTATTCGTAACTGATAATGCCGGTCGTATCATCTTGTTTAACCACCATTTGACTGTTGGGGACTAACTCGAARCCAGTGACTTGTCCGCTAGGATTTTTAGTAACCCGTGCAAAGCTGTTACCATTCAGCAGCATGTTAGCAGCTAGGGCAAACTTRAACCCCCACGCGGTCATGTGGTCATTRGGTGCTTTGTTAAGGAGCACGCTGATGCGCTTRTCACTRTATTCAATCGGATTRGTTGCAAGATCACTGGCAATCACGCGCACCGCTGTAAACACATCCGAATTACGTAAAGCACCAATCCCCACATATAAGCCGCTGTCATTGCTGGTCATGCTGACAAGCGCATCTAAGAACGGGGCGCTGTTGTCATCGCGTGGTTGTGTTGTGTCATTCGTGAAAAAGCTCATTGTTTCACCTCCCTTTGTTAAAGTTGATGATGACTGCGACGGAGATCAGGGCCGTGCCGACTGCTAACATACCGACGCCGAAGCCGAACAGCCACCAGATCCCGGAAACCATACAGATCAGTCCCAGTAGTAACAGCACGGTCTGCACATTAAAAACCAAAGTCATCGCTCGAATAAAAGTCATTGTCTGCTACCTCGCTTTCCTTGTTTTGATCCATTGCAATTGTGTAGGCATTCATCAGTGCGGCTACGGGGTCAATCTTCGTAGCGTTGTGGGCCTTATCGATAATTGGATTGTTATTAGCGTCATATTTCAGAATTGCGTTATTAACGGCATAGGCCAGTAACTGATTATCAGGGTGCTTTAACTTGCCATTGAAGAGATCATCACGAAAACGAGTTGTCGGAATTGAAAGTGTTCTAACACCTTGTCGCACCTCAAGCAGTGGTAAACTGCGTTTTTCAAATTCAGGAATCAGGTAGCCCATAGCGAAGGGGTCATAACAAATGGCACGAACGTTCCACTGGTTCCGCTCGATCAGGTCGAGAATGAAGCGTAGCACCTCGTCATAGTCGATCATGCCGCTATCAAGTTTGGTAATGCCACATTCGCCACGACTAGCACCACTGATGTAGTCGAATCCGTCACGTTTGATTTTCTCTTCCAGTCCGTACTTCGTTCCCACGAATGAGTGACTGTCGGCATACAGGTAGCCATCTTCGGGAACCAACCACGAGATGCTGGTCAGGTCGCTAGACTTAGAGAGATCCAGCCCGATGTACACGTCCTTGCCTCTAGTGTCTGGTGGCTCGGTAGTGGCTTTCTCCCAGTCGTCCAGACTGATGTAACTGTCCGCTCTGGCTGATTGCCAGGTGTTGAAGTTCTTGACGAGAATTGGCCGCAGGGTTCCTTGCTTGGCTGCTAGATCAACATCAGCTTGCAAGCTAGGCCGCATTGTCTTCGCTCTTTCAGCATTAGCCAGTAGTGGATTGGACTTCTCCCAAGTCTCTGGCGCAAAGGCTTCATCCTTGCTATCCTGCTCAAAAACGGCAATAAAATACCGATCAGCTTGTTCGCGACCGGTTAAGATTTTGGAGACAAATTTATATTCTTTATACATAGGGCCATTCAGGTCTGGCCCCGTGGTCGAGATGACGGCTAGCAAACTGTTATCACTGTTGATCTGGCCAGATTTGAGTGTTCGTAGAATCTCATCGGTACGAGCTAAGGCGAACTCATCAATAATAGCCAAGTCACTTTGATAACCATCTAGGCTGTGCAGATCAGACGCAAGCGGAACAGCTCGGCTGTTACTCGGCAAGTCGATGATTTCGTTACGATTGATCTTCAAACGATCACGCACCGATTTAGACATCTTAGAGACCTGACGCAAACCACTAGACAGCATATCAAAGGCTAAGTGCGCTTGGGCGTTACTGTTGGCTGTGTAGACAATTTCGCGATTCATGGCTGGTTTGTTTTCCATGAGGAGATACAGCGCGCCTAGATCAGCCATCAGGAAGCTCTTGCCGTTCTTGCGTGCCATGCTGATGTAGGCTCGATCAAAGCGACGGTTGCCGGTTACCTTATCACGCCAGCCAAACAGCTCGGAAATCAACCACTTCTGAAATAGCTCTAGCTTGAGTGAGGTGCCATCACGTGCCGGCATCAGTTCGATGAATTCAACGGCTTTGTTGGCAAAGTTCTCATCGAAGTAATACGGCCATGGATTCTTTTTGCGCTTGCTGGCTTTCAAATCTCTGCGATAGCGTCTCGCTGCTTGCTTAATTTTTTTACCGGCAGCAATCTCACCACTTAGTACTTTGTCGGTGTATTCAGTCGCATAGTTCACGATGACACCAGCTCCGCAAACGGATCGTCAGGCTTCTTCTTAGTCTCACTCTTTAAGGCAAGTTTCGCCCGACTATACACTGACAATCCCAATACATCGTCAATGCGCATCATTTGATTTGTGGCATCCAGCTTCATTTTAACTGCTGGGTTTGCTTTAAAGTTGTCTCCAGTTTCAACCATCATGCCTTGTTCTTGAATCAACTCAGCAGCTTTCTGAATATCAGAATAGGCTTGGCAATGACTAGCAATCAGGGCGGCATCTAGTTCACTCACTGGAATGTCTTTTTTGAGCAATGGAACAATACGGTGCCACTCGGTCACAGCATAGTCATCAAGCCATGTAGGGGGCTGTACTTGCAATTCTTTGTAAGTGAACAGTGCTTTTTCAGAGGCAACACGATCAGCTAACTGCTTTTTGGATAAATGTGCACTTAGGTTAGTCACTGATTTTAGGGGTGCTCCCATGTGTAACGTCCTTTCTGAACTTATATTCGTTTATATCTATTATAATTATAACATATTGATTATACATTGGTTCTATGGTTTTCGGTATTCATCGAAAAGAAAAGAGGCCGACCGTTCTTTCGCTCTAAAATTTGCGGGCGGGGGTCGATCTGTTGGGGGATCTCATTCGGCGTTGTGCTACCTCCCGGGCGGTCTTAGCGTTAGACAAGTCTGGCATAAGCTTTGTAAATTGCTCTCATCAAGCCTGTGTTGCCAACCATAAGCTGTTTTGATTGGCTCAATATGATCAACAAGCACAGCTTGACGAATAATCCCACGTTTCAAACAGCTAGCACAAGTTGGATTGCGCAACCTGAATGACTTTGAAAGCTTTGTCCATGTTGTTGACTTGTAGAAACGTAATTCCTTCTCTTCATATTGCATGCGTTCCTGATTCGTTGCTTGTTTGTTCTTATCTTGCTTATGCTCCTCGCAAAAGCGTTGATTGAACGGGATCATGCGACGGCACCCGGGGTGCATGCAAATGTGCAAAGGCACACTCATTTGCATCACTTCACTTTCATTTCGGCCATGGCGGTTCCTAATATCTCTTATTCTTGGCAAGATCAATCATGCGGTCAATTGAACTAATGGTGTCACTTGCTGAGGAGCAAAGCTCATGGTATGCAATGCGGCTAATACTTCCATATGAAGATCGTGTCAATAGGTTAACGTGTGAGAATTGAAAACCATCTGATATTTCAAACGTTGGATATACTTCGATTTCATAGCCTTCACGTTGCTTAACAATGATGAACCAATCTTTTGGTGTCATGCTACGAACTAAGTAGTGTTCTTTTACAAGCGCCCCAAGTTCAGCCCACTTGCCTCGATCGTGTTTAACGTCTATAAGTGCTGCTTTGCGATATGCTGTTTTTGTCATTTCAATTTCTACTTGTGGGTAGTTTTAAACTTGCTTGCCTTTTACGTGGTCCACGTGGTAACCATGGACAAGTATTGATTTAACAGTGTTTCAAGATGAAATAGCCTGGTCCACACTTGGTTAATGCCTGGTCCAGTTAGAGTGGACCAAGGCTTTACCACGTTTGGCCCGCGTTCAAAAGTCTCTCTATCCCTCAAGCCGTAAGGGATTGACCACGTAACCCATGTGGACCACGTTAAAAACAAGAAGATTATATCCGGACGTATCCACGTGGTCTGTTTCCATTGATGCGCAGACGCTGAGACTGCCAACCGGGCATATTGTCCATAATGAGTTTGATCCGTTTTGCATCTGAATTTGTACGGCCCATCAGGTAACGGTCAACTGATTTGTCGAACACCACTTCCATAATCTCTCTAGTGGTGGTTCGTTGAAGTATCTGTAGTTCTCCAGCATCTAAGTGCTGTTGTAACCAAGTAGCAACATCGCCGTTATGATCAATATGAGTGTGAAAGAAGCTGGCCTTTAGGCTCAATGACAGATTTTCCCAATTCGATGGCACTTTCATGTTGAGAAAGTCTTCGATGGCCTCTTTCATAGGGTCAACGGTCTCTGCTTCTTGTTGATATGGTTTAGCCAGTTGCATCAGCTTATCATCAGCAAAGACACTCTCACCTGCATCCACCCATGTTTTGACCTCTGCCAGTACCTGATGTATATCGTGGTTGATCTTCGGCACGCTTTCTTCATTGCGCCACACCACCTTTGTGGGCTTTGTAACACCACATCTGATAGGGAAGAAACGACGTTCACCAGTAGCGTCTTTCAAGTAGTCCTGTTGATTAGTGCTGCCAATGAACACACACTTGCGTAAATGTGGGTAAACATAATGGCTATAACTCCCTCGGTATGAATCAGACTGGGCGCTAATGAAACTCTTAGCCGACTCAATCTCAGTTTTTTTCATTGCAGAAAGTTCACCGAGTTCCATGATCCAGTTACCTTGCAGCTTCTTGTAATCTTCGTCCGTTTTGCCCATTGATTTTAATGAATCGCTGAACTTTGTCGGGAATAAGTTACGAGCAGCCGTGCTCTTACCAAGCCCTTGTTTACCTTCAAGAATTGGAACGAGTTCAAACTTGCAACCGGGTTGATAGACACGTTTTACAGCACCAGCTAACCATTTACGAGTAACAGCACGGGTATATTCATTGTCCTCGGCACCTAGATAGTCGATGAAGTAACGTTCTGCTCTGGGTGTACCGTCCCATTGTTCCGTTTCGATCCAGTCTTTAACCGGGTTGATTGATCGTTCCTTGCCAACAACAACCAAAGCATCTTGCTCATTCTGCTTGCTAAACAATAGATTGTGCTTACGCTCCATATATGAACGGACGACAGCGTCATCTTCATCAGTCCAGAAACCTTTACGAATTGGTAATCCTTTAACGTCTTTTGTCTTGATAAGCATCTCTGAAAAGTCGTCCCATGCAATCACATTGGCGAAGGTTGGATCATTATCAAGCAGCAGTTGAACATTAACGACTGAGTCTTTTCTAATGCCACCATTGCCGTCAAGTTTAAGGTCATTGCGCCATTGCTCTTGGCCTGTAAAATCAACGTTGACCACTTTTTTGGCTTCTTGCTTAATATCTTCGGGCATTGCTTTAACCAACCGCACGCCTCCTCTCTTCGGCTTTCAATACTGACTTGAAAATCCTATTAACTTCGGCTTCTGCCAGGGGTGTATCTAGATAGTTATCATTAGTTGTAAACAGCAAGTTATAAACCGTCTGTGGCTCTGCACCTGTGAAGAACATTTTGCCAGCAATCTTGGTCAGAAAATCATTGCGATTGCCAGTACTAGTGCCGTTCACTATTTCATCTAGCAGCTTACCTGTCCATCGTTTACCTCGATAAACTGTTGAACCACCCAACTGTGGGTTAGGGTGGCTGACACGTTGAATCTCGTCTAAAAGCCAATTTGGCGCTGGTGCTAATTTGGTGATCTTGTGCCCTTTAAGTGGTTGATACATGCCGTTCTCGCGAATGCTAGGAAAAACCGGCACACCAGTCGCAATATAGTCAAGGCCGGTTTTCTCGCCATTCTTAGAGAACAAATCCGATCGACTGGTTAGCTTCAATTCCTTGGGATAGGTGAAGAAGATATGGAGTCCGCCGTTTGGCGTTGTTTCTATATAGGTAGATGGAATTTGATCAGCACGGCCCTCAGCGCTCAATTTAGCCAACGACTCATTGCCATTAGCCTCGCTTTTATGCCCCATATCGATATCGAATACCAGCACGCCATCAAGCCCTAAGCCGATATTGTAATTAGGATGTTCGCCCCACCATTTCTTGGCTTGTTCTGGATCTTTGGTAGCGTCCTTATATGCGTGGGAACCATTAAGCGGTGTTCTGGTCCCGGGTGCAAGTGGATAGACTGCAAATCCATGCTGCTGATATCCAAGCGCTACTTTAAGCACGTCGACCATCGACAGCATCTCCCTCCATAAGTAGACGACGAGCATCAATGATCATGTCAGCGACTGTGTCGGCCAGTGCTGATTGCTGTTCATCGTTGATCTGATGTCGCAAGATATTCACCATTGCACTTGTATCGCTTAAAAGTGCCTGTGCGGTTGTATAGTAATCTTTCTTCATCATTTGTTGACCTCATCAATCGTTGCCAGGCTTCTTTCAACGCGATCTAGCAGTGCATCAAGTAGTGCGTTCCACGCATCGAATGATCGATTCGTACCGTATGCCAAGATTGCAGCATTCTTTTCGGTACGATTGCTTCGATATGAAGTGACAGAGCCGTCCATAATATCAAACTCATCACGAAGAGCTTCTAAAAGCCCCTTTGCTGTGTATAGGTCAAAAGACGCCATACCTAAATCAGGCGCTTTGGTGCTGTTTGAAACATTCTTGATCATAAATTGCCTCCATTTTCCTTGACAAAGTATCTACCTAGAGGCAAGCTAAAAGTCGATGTAGATCTTTTCGCTTGTCTTCTTCTCGCCTTGAGCTGTCACTCTTGGCGATTTTTTTGTGGCCTCATTTAGTGAGCGTTTCTCGGCTTTTTGAGCTTCCCAATATCGATCACAATCGGCATCAGCCTTTACAAACTGCGGCCACGTCCATCCAAAACGGGTGTTAATCATCTTCGGCATGGCCATCATCCTCTCGAAATTGCAGGTACGCTCCAAACACGCTGCCGACCATGAATGCCATGCAGAGAGCAGGAACTGTTATAGGGTGGCTTACTAGCCACGTAAGAATGCTAATCATCGGCATCATCCTCGTTTTCATACAGCTTTAGGATCTCCGATACCCGCAGCAACTTTTTTGCGGTCGTAACGGCCAGCTCGCTATTGGGGATATACTTGCCATCAACCGTGACGGTACTGTCTTCTGCAATGGCATGAACGTTAAGCTTAATGTCGTCTATCAAATTTCCAAGTTCGTGATCCAGTGCTATCTCTTCTTTACTAAACAAATTCATAATGTTTCCTCCTAGCGCTAGCGCCATGTCGTAGGTTTTTCACTTTTTGGTGATAAACCCTAGTTACTTTCCGCCTGCCCAGCGTGATTATTTGCCGTGGTTATTCATGTAATCGTCTATGTCTGCTGTGTTGATTCTTTTTACGCCGCCGACGACTTGTACCAACAATCCTTTCTTAGTCCAAGACAGTAGCGTGTTACGAGCGACACCGGCATAAACCGCTGCTTGACCGATGTTCAGCTTTTTGGATTCTTCATGCTGTGATGCAAGTTTGCTGACTGCTCGGGCCACTTCTTGCTGGATACGGTCTTGTAGCTGCTTGTCGAAGTCTTCTGACAACACTAGTTCCGCTTTCATTGAAGCCATATCATTTCACCTCTCAAATCTGAAACGAGTTCATATAACCATAAACATGGTTATATGACAGCTATATATTAGCAAGCGACAGCCTTGTTGTCAAACACTATTGTGGTCAAACGACTACAAATATGGTTAAAACGCTTTTCGAAATTGCCTTTTCGCTACCAATCGGTTACGCTATGAAATATGGAGGTGTCAGAATGCTCGCGAATAGATTGAACTTGCTTCTTGCAGAAAGGGGTCTCTCTATCAAAGAAGTCCACGAAAAAACGAACTTGTCTCGAACTACTATTTCCAATTTAGTCAATAACATTGGAGGTGGCGTTCAATCAGCAACGCTCAACCAACTTTGTATGCTGTTAAAGATTCAGCCAGGCGAATTCTTCGATTTTTGTCCTTTTGATTTATCGTTTTCCCTTGAAAATAGTGATTTGAAATTACTGGACAATTCATTGGATAACTTAACGGATGATTCTGGGCATTCAAAAGAAATCCGTGTAACCATCGATAGTGGTGATGCTGCTTCGCTTTATCAGGTTTTTAACACTAACTATTATTTTGGTAAGCCGGCACGTTTTGATGAACGTGAGTACAAGTATAATTTTGATGTTTATATATATGTGCAACCGGAATATGGTAGTTACAAGGCCGATCAATCGCAAGGATGGTTTAAGAGTAACTATTTTGAAAAGATGAGCATTTCTTTTCAAAAGCAGTTTTTTGATGAATTATCAGTTACTGCAACAAAGGGTTTATCTGAATTCTCTGACCAAATAGAATTTGTTATGAATCAAAACGTAAATAAAGAGAAAAATCTTTTTGATTTTTCTGGTTTTACCGTATGGAGAAACTCGAACAATAAGACTTGATCCCGTTAACAAGAAAATAATGCCTAAAAATTAATTTAGTATTTATCATGGCCGAATTTTAGGCCGCCACCTTTTCCCCAATTTCGGGGAAAACTCTCCAATCTAACACCGCCTGCCCAGCGTGACGGATAGGAGAAAGCAATATGGCATCAATTAAAAAGTACGCAACGAAAGACGGCAAAGAGTTCTGGCGCGTTCAGGTCTTTGCTGGTAATGATCCACAGACTGGCCACAAGAAGTACAAGGTGCGGCGAGGGTTTAAGACAAAAAAAGAAGCCACTGTTGCAGCAGCTAGACTTGAACTAGCAATCAGCAACGGTGACTTAGAAGAAGAGAAACCAAAGCCCGTCTTCTTTCGGGATGTATATGAGGAGTGGTATGGAAACTACATTAATACGGTAAGAGAGTCCACATGGGCCCGAACTGCTGGAATGTTCAATAATCACATCCTACCGGCATTTGGCGGTAAGCGAATTGCCACGATAACCACTAAGGACGTGCAGAAGGCTGTTAAGAGGTGGTTTGAATTCACGTCTGCTAACTATAAGCGGTGGTATAACTATGTTTCATCGGTTATGGACTATGCAGTTCGACAAGGGTATATGGATAAGAACCCCGCCAAAGCCGTTGTTTTACCGCACCATGACGATCTGGTTGGTGATAAGCCGGAGAACTTTTGGACTAAGGAACAAATGAATCACTTCTTTGCCTGTATCGACCAAGCGAACCACTTCGATATCTTCATTATGTTTAGAGTTTTAGCCTTTACAGGCGTTCGTCGCGGTGAACTATTAGCGTTGACGTGGAATGATGTAAGCTTTAAAGAAAACAGTATTAAAGTGAACAAAACACTAACGCAAGGTGATAAAGGCCATCAGATCGTTCAGGCACCAAAGACACGTGCTGGACGGAGAACCATTCCGGTAGACGGTCAAACGATGGCATACTTGAAACGGTGGCGTAGAATACAGCAGGAAACATTCATACAGCTAGGTATTAATACGATGCAACCGAATCAGTTGCTTTTCACTAATACTAAAAACGGGTATCAGTCATTAAACACACCGTCTAAGCGACTGCATAAGCTGCAAGATGACAATGGACTTACACCCAGAATAACCATTCACGGGTTCAGGCATAGCTTTATATCTAATTTATTGATTGCTGGTGTTCCTGTTACGTCAGTACAAAAACTGGTAGGGCACACAGATCCGACTATTACGCTTGGTGTGTATGCTCACGTCAGTGCAAAGCAGGAATCGGAGGCCACCGCTGCACTTGCCAAATATATGCAAAATTGA